AGAACTTAAAATATAAATGAGGTTGTGCCAACGTTTTGACACAACCTCTTTTTTTCATACTTTTGTAATGCAGAAACAATTATTGATAATAGCTAAGGTAAAATCTTAAAAAGCCCCCGGCCTGTTAAAAATCATCTCACCTACTTTTAACACATAACGAGCGAACCCGAATGACCGGGGGCAATGCCACCGTTCTCAGGTTCGCTTTCATGTGTTGTAAGTGAGATGTTGCAAAGATAATCATTAAAAGTTAAAGCAGTCGAATTCCGGCTGCTTTTTTTATGCTTCAATTTCTCTCTTGGCTTATATTTTAGGAGAAAAGAGTTTATGAAAGCGAGTAATAATTTGGTGGAAAAGTATGGCTGGGATAAAATAATTCACAGTCCAAGTAATGGTCGAGCAGTTTTTTCGTATAAACCTATCCATAAAGTAAAATGACAAAAATATGAATACGGATGCAGTGAATGCGGCCCTTCAGGTGGGCAAGGGGATTAGCGATTTTGGCATGGTGGCCATTGCAGGAGCCTTCTTCCTCATTATATGCGGTGTGATGTGGCTATTCATTTTCAAATGGTTCAAACATTTGGTGGATAATGTGATAACCAGGCAGGAAAAGGTGATAAATGATTTGCTTGTGGAAACCAAGGCTCAAAATGAGGTTCTCTCTGATATTAACGAGGGATTGAAGCCTATTTCTCAGATGCAGATAAATTCAGTCTGTAACAACTTCTTTGACCTTGATTGTGAAAGGCTGTGCCGGCTGGTCCGCAATGTGCGCGATGAGAACAATATTGATGATAAGCAGAAGACGAGACGAAAAATAGAGACGCGTTGTAATGCCATAATCAAAAAGCGGAGTATTGAACTCGATAACTTTATTCACCGCGGAAAAAGGCTCAGTGAGTTTATGTCAACGGATTGGGTAAAGAAGTTTTCAGACATAATAGAGTCGGAAATCTATAATCCTGTCGGCGCCAATAACGCACGTGCCTATGCCAATATCAAAACAGCCATTGATGAGGCTAAGGTTGAATTTTTTAATAACATGAATAAATAAGGAGTAACAGAATGAAAAAGAAACTGATTATTGCAGCGATTGTTATCGCTATCATCGTGGGAGTTATGCTTTACATGCACTACACTCCGTTTTGGGTAAATCTGACTACTGTTGTATCATTCGGTGTCGGTGTTGTTGCCGGATGGGTGGCTCGTGTGGTTTATGACAAATATTTCAAGGAGGACGTGCAGAATGAAAATATTGATTGACAACGGACACGGAAGTAACACTCCGGGCAAGTGTTCACCGGACGGAAGATTGAAAGAGTATGCGTATGCCCGTGAGATTGCTGTACGTTTGGAAGCGGAATTGCGCAAACAAGGCGTTGATGCCGAACGTATCGTCAAAGAGGAAATAGATGTCCCCTTATCCGAGCGTTGTCGTAGGGCAAACGAATACAAGTCCGGTGACACTATCCTTGTATCCATTCACTGTAATGCAGCGGGAAATGGTTCTGCCTGGATGCAGGCGCGCGGTTGGGAAGCATGGACTTCGGCAGGTCAGACGAAAGCCGACAGACTGGCTGATTGTCTATATGCAGCGGCCGGACAGCTTTTGCCGGATATGAAGGTGCGCAAGGATACCACAGACGGTGATGCAGATAAGGAAAGCAACTTCTACATCTTGAAGCACACAAAGTGTCCGGCAGTTTTGACCGAAAACTTATTCCAGGATAATATGGAAGATGTGGATTTCTTATTATCGGAAGAAGGGAAGAAAAGTATTGTAGAGACTCATGTTATTGGTATTATTAATTATCTTAAAATCAAATGAAGAAGTGGATGCTGATGGCTGTCGGGATACTAATATTGGTTATTGGTATCTTAATTAAATACAATAGGGGTTTGCATAGTGAATGTGCTCGTCATTCAAATAATATTTCTGTATTAAATAAAGAGATCGAGCGTTATAAAATTCAGGATAGTTTAAATGCTGTTTCCGTATCGGCATTGAACTTGACTATTGATGAGCTGAAAGAGTATCGTGCAGATGATGCTCAAACAATAAAAGAACTCGGAATTAAAAACAAGCATCTTGAGGCTTTGGTTAAAACCGGGATTCATTCAACAGAAACAATCTATGCAGACCGTTGGCATCCACTTCCGGACAGGTCGGATTGTTTAGAGGTTAATAGCAAATGGTCTCATGTGATAGCCTGTTTCAAGGATTCTACGGTTTATTATAATATTCGTGATAGTCTGGCGGCTGCTGTTCATCGAATCCCAAAACGAAAATTCTTGTGGTGGAGTTGGGGCACAAAGGGGTATAAACTGGAATTGGTTAATTTTAATCCCAACACAAAGATTGATTACAATGAATTTATAAAAGTCTCAAAATAGCAGTGAGGGGGTCTCGTGAATAGCGCCCCCCTCACCTTTATAGCAGATATTCCTTTAGTGCGTCAATGCCTTGTTTGACACTGCGGGCAATAACATACTTATTTCGGCAGTTTTCCGCTTGCCTTTGAAATTCTTTTTGTTCTTCCGATTGGATGCCTTTCTTTGTCTTAAACTCTATACATAGCGAAGCGTAGCCTTTCTTTGGGATTAGTAGGATAACATCGGATACGCCGGAAGTTACACCTTGCCGTTTGAGATTAGCGGCTTCCCTTATATGGCGGCTTCCACCATTCGGAACAGCGAAAAGAAGTTTATTGGGCAACCTAGGGAATAGCTTTTCCACTTCTTCAAAGAACTTGCATTGCATACGTTCTTCCTCGTTATTTTTCTTCCTTTTTCTTTTGGATGGATTCTTTTGCTCAGCATAACAGTTATAGCAGGTATAGCCGGCATCAGTCTTAATAACTGATACAGTTTCTTTTCCGCATACAATACATTTTTCTTTAGTCATTTTTGCTATAAGGTTGGGCTGCCGTGCATTGACCCGACAGCCTGTTTACCTCTTAAAATATAGATATTCTACGATTTTCTTTCAGTTTCCAACCGTTTCACAAGTACAGCGTTCTCCTTTTGTAGGTTTTCAATCAGATGTTTCTGGTAGGCAATCATGCCCTCAACACGTCCGGCTTTCAAGCCTTTCTCATAAGCCGCTTGCAATTTGGGGTCGGCATATACATTCTGTCCCATATTATCTTTCCTCCTTCCGTGTATTGTATTCACGCATCAAATCAAGCTCTATCTTTGAAGTGGCCAGACATGATGTCTCACCGATAGCACTTTCTATATCGGTCATGAAATCCCGAAGCATGGTAGAGTAGTTCTTTGCCCCCTCGTTCGTGATACGGATATAGGCTTCTGAAAAGTCCTTGCGTGCGGCATTCAAATGTTCAAGTACTGATTGTAATTGCGGGTCTATTGTAATTGGTTTCATAGTGAGTTCTCCTTTCTTCTGTTTTCCTGATATTTTCTTCGTTCTTCGTTTATTTTCTCATTGATGTATTCTTTCCCTTTGGGAGTCCATACCATATACTCCCTTGGCTCTTCGTCCGGATTCACGGGTTCATACACCACCGTATATGTATATCCAAGACCGATGAGCGACTGGTTTAACATCCAGCGTTGTTTGTCACGGTTGTACTCCTGTATTTCCATGTATTCGAGGAAATCATTAAGCAGACGTGAGTCAGTGTGCAACTCTTTTGCCATCTGCTTCACCGTATAATACTTCCGTTGGCGGGGAGAGATACGCGGTTCTTCCACTATCACATTGGCAGGCGGCAACAGTAGCATATCTCGCTGTCTGTTCAGTTCTTCCTGCATACGGCTGATTTGCGCTGCCATTGTTTGTGTGGCTTCCACCAACTGTTTCAACATGGAGGTATCGACGGACGAAGGAAGGGAACGGGTATTCCGGATGGTTTGCTCCATCTTGTTGAAAGCGTCGATATAGTCCAGTTTGAATTGGAGTGCCTTTTGTCCGGTAAAGCCCATAGCCAAGAGAGTGAAGCCGTCACGGTTCATGATGTACATAGGACGCTCCTTGCCTTGTATATCAAGATAAGTGCTTTCGATAAAGAGGTGCCCTAATTTTTCAGGGCACATAATAAGAAGTTTAGTAATAGCTTGACATACATTATCATGCCTTTTTCCGAATTTCTCAGCCACAAGCACACTATTAGTCAAAGGCTGGCCTTCCGAGCCTTGAAATACTATATCAGTCATGACAAACCTCCTTCCTTGCAGAGAATATCAACACGATTGAAGAGGCGAACCAGCCCATGCTGGCAAAGAGAGGGAACAGAATATCGGAGGAACCCGATACGATTAAAGCGGTAAACGCTATACATACATTCACAAGCCGGAGAATAAGACTTGTGGTTACACGATGCCCATTGGGTGTGGGCGCACCTTGAATTGAAATTGAATTTTTCATTTTACTGTAATGATGTATTTGGCATTTAGGCAGAAAAACGGCTGCCATTTCCCGTGTCGCCAAACACATCATTACAGAACGCCGGAGCGAGAGTAATAGAATCGGGAAAGACAGCCGTCTATATGTTTAAGTATAGGCATAAAAAAAGCCCTACTTATTCAGTGAGCATTAACCGCGCTCTGCGACATTAACTGATAATGATGTATTTGGCATCGGCAAAGATGGTAACTTTTTCCGAATTACCAAAGAAAAAATACCCTAATTTTCAATTTTATGCGTATATTTGCAACGTTGTTACGTGAAAGGGGGTATCAAACGCCCTGTAACAACAGTAACATTTAGTTACTGTAACTCAGCTAATTCCTGAGTATCTTTCCTTGTAGCTCAGAGGATAGAGCAGCTCCCTGCTAAGGAGCGGGTCGCGGGTTCGAGTCCCGCCTTGATTATTTTTAAATACACTATATATCAGCAGGCTTGTAGGCCTGCTTTTCTTTTTTTTACTATCCATTTTTATCGGTTAAAAACTTCTTTGTGTACTTGGTTTATAGTGCCATTGATTATCAAAGAACCTTTAGCGGCACGGATTTTATTACCTTTTTCTTGAACTTGATAGCCGGCTTTTTTCAGCTGGTCTATTTTTTGTTGTGGTGTCATCATTTAAGTTTTTTGTTTGTAGGATGTTTCCTTGGAATTGTAATAAAAGGACTAGAGGTGATAATCTTGAAAAATTTATTTCCGTTGTATTCTGTTGCTTCTTTGGCAACAAGGAATGTTGCATTACAATTCGTCTTGGTGGCATTTAGTACGGAGTTGCAGATAAATTTGCTTTGGACACGGACACCTGCTTTACTGGAATGCAGAACAAAACCATATTCATCATTTGTTTTACCGATAAACCAGTCTTTTTTGCTTTCTTCATCATTGGCGAATATAATCTTATCGCCATCTTTGAGTTCCATTTCCTTTGCTAGAAATCTAGAGATGTAAATAACCCCATTGCTTTGATTAAATCTGATTGTTCTTTCTTTTGATTTCTGCCCAAAAGGTAAGGCATTCATTTTGTTATAAACTACAAGTTTCATGTCTTTAATTATCTATAGGTTAGTTATATAATAGCAATAGATGAATACTGCTTGCGAAAAAACTGTTCTTGTTGAACTGTTCGGATGATGGAGTTTATTTTTCGATAAACTATATTGGGAGATAGACCTGTATATGCCGATAAATCTTGGTATGAACAATTTGTGTCATAGACTTTTAATTTAAATAGCCTATAGTCTATAGCTGAATTTTGCTTCTTTATGAAAGACAGAATGCTATATGCCAGTCTATCAGGTTTACTAAGCTCTTCTATGTCTAATTCTTCATTGGCTTTTATTGATTGGAAGAAAGACATATCAAGTTTGCAATATCGATTTTCTTTGGTTAAATTTTTTTGCCTATTTCTTTTGTAGCACACAATAAAGAAAGGTTCGAAGTCTATTAATGAAACATTGTTTGTCTTGATAATATTTCTAATATACAGGTATGTATCATGAAATATATCTTCATTAAAAAATGCTCCATAGAGCTTGTTGCGCAGTTCTTGATAATTATGAGAAAACCAATAATCAAAACGTTTAATATCTTTTTCCATAGCTTTACCATTAGAAACCTTCATCATCATAATCTGTGCTGAAAATATTAGCTACCATATCAACGATATTCTCTTCTATATCTTCCGTGGAACCGGTAACATCTTTGGCAATGGCTTTCTTATTTTGAATGATACGGTAAACCTTCTCGTCAATGGTACGTCGGCCGAGGAAATAGTAACAGGTTACAGAATCCTTTTGCCCTATACGATGCGCACGGTCTTCGCACTGGCAACAATCGGCATAAGTCCAGGGGAATTCAACAAAGGCAACATTGCTTGATGCAGTTAGGGTCAGTCCGACTCCTGCAGCTTTAATGGAACAGATGATAATATCCGTTTTGGGATTGTTTTGAAAAGAATCCACTGCTCTTTGTTTCTCATCTTGTGAGTCCCTTCCTGTTACAGATACAGCCGTAGGAAAATAGCTTTTCAGTTGATCTACCACTTCGTGAAGTGAGCAAAAGAGGATGATTTTCTTTCCATTCTCACGAAAGTCTTTTACGAACTCAATTACATCACGTACTTTCCCTCTGGCTGATATTTGGCGGAGGATATTAATACGCACCATGACTTCACCTCGTAATGCTTTCTCTATCTTTTCATCATCCGCTTCTTTGTATTTTTGTAGGTACATGATAAGATCACGCTCTGCGTCGATATACTCCTTGCGGTTAGTTATCTCACAAGTATTTACTTGTCGTATTTTATCGGGAAGGTCTGTCAGCACCAATGACTTTTCACGCCGGAACATACATTTAGTCCATAACATATAGTTCAGTTCTTTCAGGTTTGATGCTTCATTCTGACCGGAGCAATATCTATTGACAAATGTCTTATATCCTCCAAAATCTTCCATTCGGGAAAGGATAGATAACTGCGGAATTAAATCTTTAGGCTTATTGACAACCGGAGTTCCGGTAAGTTCAATGACCCATTCCTTACCATTGCATATACCTTTACAGAATTTAGCCTGCTGAGTGGATGATGATTTGCAACGGTGGCTTTCATCAATGATTACAGATTTGAAAAGTTGGATGCTGTTTCTGAATTCCACATCTCTTAAAGTCCAACCAGATTCTTTTTTGATACGTTGTACAAAGTATTTTTTAAGCGATTCATAATTAACGATGAATACCTGATACATGCCAGTCTGATAAAAGAAAGTCCATGTATCTCGTACTTTATCCGTCAGTACCATTGCCTTTTTATCTGTGAACTTATGCCATTCTCTTTCCCAATTAACCTTTAAGGCAGAAGGACAAATAACCAAACAAGGAAAGGCATTCCCAAGATTAATGGTTGCAATGCTTTGCAGTGTCTTTCCAAGGCCCGGCTCGTCGCAATTCATGAATCGTTTGAGCTGTAATCCTCTTGCAATTCCTTTTAATTGATAGGGATATGGGTTTACTTTTAGTAAGTGGGGAATATCAAGCTCCGGCAGCTCCGGTATATTGTATGCAACTTCTTCCTCTTCTTCTTGTTTCTGTTGTCCTGTAACCCATTGGATATTTTCAAATGGTCTGATTTGATAGACCATTTTTTCAAGTTCGACACGACTGGAAACAGGAATAAGCCATTTCTTTCTGCTTCCGTCATATCTCTTGCCTGTGATTTGACGTATTCTGTCAACAATAGTGGGCTTGTACTTGAAAGTAACTTCAAAAACGTTTCCTTTTAATTCTATAATCATGACTTGTAATTTAGAGTTTTATGGGGCTGACAAAAATCAGCCCCGAATTTGATTAAGCGGCAGGAGCTATAGTTTTGGTCTTTCTGCCTTTTCTTTTAGGCTTTTCTTCTTCTGCAGGAAGTTCTTCTGTATCGGTAACAGCTTCATCGGGGATATCGCTATCAAAGTCTAACTGCTCTTGCTTAATGCCCCATTTCTCTTCAAAGAGATATGCTTCCACTTCCGCATCGCAAGCTGCTGCATCTATTTGTAGTTCTTCTGAAAATTTATATTCTTCGTCTCCGAATGGAGTAAAGATTTTCAAATCCACAATTTTACCGGATTGTAGTAATTTGCCTCCCATTATGGTTATACCCGGTACTCCATCGTTGCTATCATTGGCATATCCGGTAATGAAGTAGTTATTCAGAGTTTCAACAAAGCCCGGTGATGTAAAACTTGACTTGTAGATTTTCTCCGCTTCGGGTTGCTCGCATAATACCACAAGATGCAGTTTCAAGTGGTTAAAAATCTCCTTCAGTTCGGAATGTACGATTTGGTCGCAATTCTTGGTTACCTTGTTTGTGTAGTTGGCTTCTGTAAATCGCTCGTTGTACACAACATTCAATCTGTCTTTTTTAATGACAGCCTGCTTGATGTCAATTTTTGCAGTTTCCATTGTTCTCTTTTTTAGGCTCATCCTTTGAGGTAAGAATAAGCATGTTAATAAATAGATATATGATTATAGCGGCTCCCATGATGAATGGGAATCCAGTGATGTTTTCGTCTAATCCCATTAGGATAATGGCTATAAAAAGCCAAAGCAAGTATTTGGGTGCTTCTTGGTCGTTTATCATTTTTGTCTGTTGTTATTGTTGTACATACCAGCCATTTTCATTTCTTCTTTGGCTTTGCTTATTACTGTCACGCACCATGATAGCTGATGTGTTGCGGTTCGATTGCACCGTTCACACCAATCGACCAAATATCGTTCTTCCCTGCAAAGGGAGTTTACTAAAGCGTTTATTGCCGTAGCTGTAGCCTTGGCATTTTTGGCTGTTTCGGCAAGTGTTTTCATTGTTTCGGAATTCATGGCTTCGTTAAGCCAATATTTAGCATCAGCTAATAACTTGCCTGAACGGGCGACATATACAGCCAAGTCATTTCCGCGCAATACGGCTTCTTCTGCATTTTCGCTCATTGTTATATTGAGGAATGAGTCAATATCTGTAAGTTCCTTGTAGATTTGTTCTTTGGGTGTGATAAGTATGTTCATATCGTTTTCGATTAAAATATATCAAGAAAAGAGCATCCACCATTTAAAAGCCAATTCATCATATTTCTCTTTTCCACGTTTATAGGTATCATCGTCTCGTCTAATGAATGCTTTGAATATTTTCAGGTTCTTCTTGCTGATGGCATAGATAAAGTCCTGTTGGCTTCCTGCTATATCCATATACCATGCTCTGGAACGGTCCCAATCAAAAAAATCTATAGCTTCATTGAACTGGTTTTGTGATTCTGCAAAAGTGGTCTTTAAATCTCCACCAAATCCAAAACCAGGTAACCACCAATCCCATTTACACCGGGTATCAAGAGTGTACTCGAAGTTTCCGTAGAGAAACCTCTGGGATTTGTTCACCATGAATTTCTGTGTGTCGGAGTTGGAAAGAACGGCTCTAAGGAACTCGTCTTTTCTTGCCTCTTTTCTTAAAGCTTCCCTCATGGCAAGGCCTAACTCGAAATCTTCCCGTGAATAGGTTACATCATCCACCATGCGCTTACTATAATGTACCCGTTCGTTTTCGGTAATAAGTGCATCTACCAATGTCCCAAACTTGAAGGCTTTTTCTTTATCCCCATACTGGGTACGGGGATAAAGATAGTTTTTGAGTTCTGTCAGATCGGAGTTGCTGACTTCTGTACGCAAGTAATATGAATCTGGATTTGCCATCACTTTCCTGCTTTAACTTCTTCTTCGTATCGGATATATTTTGATTTGATTTTCATTTCATCATCGCTGTTGGCTTTCTTTTCGCAGAAGGAAATCATCTTTTTGTGGATTTTTTCAAGTTCTTCTATTGTCAGATTCTGACCTTCATTTATCCACCACATCTGATATATTTCCAAGAAGCCGGCAGGGTGTAGTATTTTAATCCTTTCAGTCACTTTGGCTTTGCTGGTTCTTGTTGTAACAGAAGCGGCAGCCGTTGCAAACAGACTATTCATTTGTGCGGATTGTATAGAAGATTCCGCTTTTTGTTGCTGCTCATGTTCTTTTTGCTGTATTTCAAGTTCACGTTGTTTTCGCTCCTCTTCTTCCCGTTGTTTCCTTTCGGTTTCCGCTTTGGCAGCAGCTTCAGCATCTTTCTTACGCAATTCTTCTTCCTCAATAAGTTCTTGCTTTTTGGAGGAAAGACGGTCGATAAATGACTGACGTAAATCCTCCATGTCAAACTTATACTGTTGAGAGAAAGCGGAATATTTATTGCTTAGAATTTCAGCCTTGATATTCTCTTTGGTTTGTGCGTCCAGATAGTAAGTTGTAATATCTTTATTGAAAGTGTCGAAGTGCTCACGAGGATACAGAGTTGACCAACCTCTAATACTCTTTTCTTTCAGCTCAAATGTAGCCAGTGTAATGCTTTCCCAAATATGGCTCAGATTCTTCTGTTGTTCGGCAAAATAGGAACTCATGTGTGTATTGATAGCCTGTTCAATAGCAAGCCGATACGTTCCTTTTTCCTTTTCAATATTGGCTTGTCGTTGCATCTCCTGCTGCTTCCTTCTTTCTTCTTCACGCTTCAGTGCTGCATATCTGTCACGTTCTGCAGCTATTTTGCCCGGAATTGTTGATTTGTCTTTTGGGTCAATAGCTTTTTCATCTGTCGTGAAAATGGACCGGATACGGTCGAATAGTTGGGTAACAGGCGCACGACGGCTTTTCATGTTGGTAATTGTAACATTGACTTTCTTCAGATACTCCGCAGCTTTGGCATCCAGTTCATCAGTCATACCTTCTCCTTGAATCGTATCTAAGATTGCCTGTCCCGCTGAATTACAGTTGGCTATTGATTTTTGGTTCTTGCCTAAGGCGTCAGGGGCACTTTTCATTAAAGAGGTAAACTCTTCTACTTTTATTAATTCTGTTGACATAGCTTTAAGTATTAATGGTTAGAATCCTTCTTCTTCATCTGCTTTGCTGACATTTACAGATACCGGTTCCGGTGCGGTGAGTTGTTTTTCTTCACCGAAAGGAATGTTTGGGTCTTCCTGTGCAATATTGGCATCTTCCACAATTCCATAATCGATGATTTCTTCTTCCTCCTGGTCGGTTGCCATAATGGTATATTTTCCGGTACGTACTTTAGGGTATGCGTCGAAGGCGTGTTTAATCATTTTGTTTTCAAGGAAACCGGGGTCAATACCGCCATTATTGGAAGTGTATAAAGCATTGGCATTACCAAGCTCTCTCCGCCTGGTTTGCTCATTCCATTTGGAATTTGCTTTTTCGCTATAATGCTTCAAGCGTTCAATATCCCCTTGCATAAGCCATTGATAATCCACTGAATTATCATTGCGTACAATGCGTATGAATGCTGCAATAACCTTGGTTGATGTGCGGGGGCATTGTGCTTCATACTCGATGTTTTTTACTCCATTGACTAAAGATGCCTTGAAATGGTCTCCCTCATAAACGACGACGGGGTTGTCAGCATATTTAATTTGGCCGGCACGCATACGCATGGTAAGTTCACCGTAGCCGGTAACCGAAACGTATGCACGTTTTTCGTAAACATCGTTCCCATGTTCGTTTTTGTACCCAGTTTTGCAGTTGCGACTCAGAATATAGCAGAGCGGATGCCCTGTCTGGTCTAATGTTAGTCCATTGACTGCGATATCAAGGAAACAACCATAAAGGGACATTTTGCTTGAAGTGCCTACATCGGGGTTATCCCGAAGTAATTTTTGAAAATTGAATACTTCTTTGTGGTACATCTGCTCACCCTTATCCGTACCCCAAATTGCATTGTACATTTGAATAAACTTTGCTTGTACACCTTCATTTTCGACAATTTTCGTTGCTGGAAGCGCATTTAGCTCTTCCATCTTAACTTGAATAATACTGCTCATAATGAGAATTTTAGTTGTTAATATTAAAATCTGCTTTGTCTAACCGTACCCAGACTGATTTGCCGGGACTATTAAATGATTGTTCTAAATTGACATCAACAAGCACCTGATTATAGCATTCCAATTTGCGTATAACCACTCCGGTAATAATGGCGTAGTCCACATCATCCCCGTAATGTCCGCACCGGAAAAAGAATCCGGCTGAAATGTTCTGCCCTATTTGTATATCTTTTGCAGTCATGGTACTTGCATTAATACTTTGATTATGTTGGCCGGTACTTTGTTATGAATATCCATCATGGCACTTGCTGTTTCCAGTTCGGACATTTTCACATAATACTTGCCGCGTTCCTTGTTCTTTGCAGGATAAAACTTTATCCATTCCTTACTACGCCATTCTGTAATGAGACGACGTCCGTATATCTTTTCTGCTTGGGAGATTGTTACCACCTCCGGCAGTAGCCCTAATGCTTTAAGCGTCTGAATCGTTCCGATTTTTATGCCGCTTGCTACAATTCTTTCTAAATATCTTTCTCCCATTTTAGCTGTTTCTTAGGTTGGTTAATTATTGGTTACGAGCTTTCTTCACTATCTGAAACACATTGCAACTCTATGCTATGCTGCCTGTTTATAATTAGGTTGAGATATTTCTTCGGTCTTGTATCTTTGCGTTCTTCCTCTTCTTGTTCGGTAGTAATAATCGTGATGATTATCTACTGAAAATTGGAATATTGTTATTCCCAAGAAGCAAAGAGCTATAATTGTCTTTTGTAGCTGTTGAAAATCTATGTTTAGAGTAAATACTCTATTGGCCCACCATGACCCCAGTTCATTTAATTTGCTGGTTCCGGTCTTTTTGTATGCTTTGTCGAGCAATACGTTGATAGTTCCGTAAGCCACGTGAAGCCTGTCTGCCATTTCTTTCTTTGCGAGTCCGCAAAAGGCAAGTCCGGCGATCTGATTTTCACGCTTGGTTAATTCATTGTTCGCTTGTAGTTCCATTTTGCAATGTTTCTAATTCGGCTGCCGCTTTAGAAACTCCTTTTGAGGCTTCCAAGGCTTCTTTAGCCATTCTGGTTGCTATTGTGAGAACTTTAGCCTTATAAGCTGAACGGGCAGATGCAGGCTTGTTGTTAAGGATATTATGTACTGTGCCTTTTGAACATCCTGCTTCTTTTGCAATGCTCCCCTCATAGCCATAAGGGAGATTGGATTTAATAATTTCTAATTGATTTTCCATATACCTGATATTATTGTCTGAGTTCCCGGCAAGGTGGTCAAGCCCGGCCGGGATTGATTATCTATTTTTGTTTTTTCTTTTCGTATTCCAAACAAGCCCTTCCATTTGCGAGCCATTTTTTGGAACCTCTTTTAGCGCAAAGACCAATAGCTTTATTTTCAGTGCTGCGACTAAAGTATTTGCACGTGGCACATCTTGAATATCCCATGATTATTACTTGCTTAAAATATTATCCAACAACTTCTTATCATCATCCCAGAGGTTATAACCCTTAGCAATCTTTCTTCTGAGGTACTCACGTTCGCCAATCATAGCGATTGCCATTTCTCTCAAATCGCTTGCATTACATTTTTCTGCTTGATCTATCAAAAGGTTAGAAAGGCATTTACGCTCTTCGTATAGTTCACGTACTAATGCGGTCTTCCGTTCTATCTCTTTAAGTGCGGTTGGATTTTCAATCCACAGCTTACAAAAAAGGTCTTTATCAAGGTCTGTATTCATATAGCATTCTTCTACTTCTGAATAATCACCTACGAACTTTTCACCGATTCTATCTTCGAATTCTTTCTGTGTCATATCTTGTCTTTTTTAGAGTGAATAATCTATTTTGCTGTTTTTATTCCAACTTTATTTTGCTGTTATTGCACTTTTGCACTAACTTTATGGTGCAAATATAAATTAAACTTGAATTATGAACCAAATAAAATTGAATGAATTTTTCAATTAAACTTGAATTTTAACAAAAAAACATGGATTCTATTGCCCAAAAATTAGAGGTTTTGATACGAAATCACGGTGTTACTAAAGTTGAATTAGCTTCAAGTATAGGATTGACGAGCCAGACTATTGCTAATATCTTGAATGGTGCGGATGCCAAAGTTAGTAGCATTCAGAAAATAGCAGCTTATTTTGGAATTCCAGCTGGCTATTTAGTTGATGAAGTTCCCCTTCAAAGTACAAAGGGTAATTCAAATATAGTTGTAGGTCGGGATAATAATGGAAATATAACTATGGCTGAATGCCAAAATCAACTTGATGATGCCTTAAGGGAGATAAAGCATTTAAAAGAAGTTATTGATGCGAAAGATAAACTTCTTCAAGAGAAAGAGAGATTGATTAATGTATTAATGAATAAGTAGGTATATAAAATGAGGAAAATTATAGAGCATTATTTGGCATTTGTACTTTTGTTTTTGTTCTCAGCTTGCGGTGAAGATGAAGATATAAAAGAATATTATACTGAAGAACAGAAAGCGGTACTTGATGTATTTCATGGGAAATTTCAAACAGATGATAATTCAAGAACTATGGAATTCTTAGAAGTGTATGATATTCCTAGAAAAATTTCAGTGTTAGGCTTGCTTGAAAATGGCTATGATGATAAAATATTTGGGAAGATAAGAACATCTTGGGCAAGTTTTGAAGATACTTATTACTTCTCTTTGTCGAGGGATGCTAAATATATGTATACTTATGATATTGTTGATAACGAAAATGTATCAAGTCGTGATAAGGTACCTTTGAAAATTATTAATGAAAATGAGTTTAATTTATATCCCCTAACAATCGTAAATCCTTATAAGTATAAAAGGATAGAATAAATTAAAGAAGAAAACAAAATTATGGAACAAGATATACGTTGGCTTCAAAGATACGACAGCTTCCATCGGGCTTGTAGTCGTGTGTTAGAATTAACTGAGTCAAATAGAAGACCTCAAGATTTATCAGAATTAGAGATGGAGGGATTAGTTCAGCGTTTTGAATATACATTTGAACTCGCATGGAAAGTTTTGCAGGACTTTTTAAGATACAAGGGATACGAGGGTATTAGTGGCCCTAACCCTGTATTGCAAAAGGCCTTTGAAGACGGATTGTTATCTAATCATGACTCATGGAGAAGAATGGCAAAGGCTAGAAATACGACTTCTCATACATATAATGAGGGGGAAGCAGGAGAAATTGTTGTTAAAATATATGATGAGTATTCGAATCTTCTAAAGCAATTGGATAACAGACTCTCTAAAGAACAACAAAAAATGAACAATAACCTGGATAGTTTATGTACGGTTTAAGTGATACAGTAATAACGGATATCTGCGGTGTATTCCGCCGCCATCCCAATATAGAAAAGGTACTTATTTTCGGTTCCCGTGCCAAGGGTACGTATTCCGAGGGATCGGATATTGACTTGGCTGCGGTGGGGGATGGGCTTACCTTTAATCAGCTAATGGATATCAATATCCAGATAGAGGATTTGGGTTTGTTATATAAGGTTGATGTGGTTGATTACAATAAGAATATAGGTACTCCTATTGGTGAGCATATAAATCGTGTGGGAAAGCCTTTTTATAACAAAACCGGGATATGAACGACAAGGATGAACTGATAGCTTCCCTTCGGAAACAGCTACGGGAAGCATTGCGAAAATGCAGTGCTCAGGAGCAGGAAATCGCTCTTTTGAATCATGAGATAGAGTTGTTAAAACAGAAGTCTAATTTGAAATAGTTTATAACAAAAGCAGCTTGCTCTGATAATTGTTTGTGAGATAATTAGTTATGTGCCGGACTTTTCTGCCTTACAAGCAGAGGGTCGGCGGTTCGAATCCGTCAACGCCCACACAATTGTTGCGGATTTTAGCTTTGTATATAGTATACAAAGCTATTTTTTTATTCTGAAACTTCATTTTTTTAATTTATTTCCCCATTATACCTGATTACTCGGAAAAAAGCCGTAATTTTGCAATCCGATAATTATCATAAATACGACGTATGGAACTTGATTTACTTACCGCAATCTCCCCGATTGACGGTCGCTACAGGGGCAAGACAGATGCTTTGGCTGCCTATTTCTCAGAATTCGCACTGATAAAATACCGTGTACAGGTTGAAGTGGAATATTTTATAACCTTATGTGAACTGCCTTTGCCTCAGTTGAAAGGGGTGAATAAGGATGTATTCGAAACTTTGAGAAATATTTACCGTAATTTTTCAGAAGCCGATGCCGGACGTATCAAGGATATTGAAAGCGTGACTAACCATGATGTGAAGGCTGTTGAATATTTTTTGAAAGAAGAATTTGATAAGTTAGGCGGAATGGACGACTATAAAGAGTTTATCCACTTCGGGCTGACTTCACAAGATATTAACAATACTTCTATTCCTTTGTCTGTAAAAGAGGCATTGGAACAGGTATATTATCCGCAGATAGAGGAATTGATAGCGCAACTCCGTGCTTATGCTGAAGAGTGGGCGAATATTCCGATGCTCGCCAAAACGCACGGACAGCCGGCTTCTCCTACTCGTCTGGGAAAAGAGATAATGGTGTTTGTATATCGTTTGGAACGCCAACTGGTTGCATTGAAGGCTTGTTCGGTTACTGCTAAGTTTGGCGGTGCTACGGGAAATTACAATGCACATCATGTGGCTTATCCGGAATATGACTGGAAAGCTTTCGGTACTAAGTTCGTTGCAGAGAAACTGGGGTTGGAGCGCGAAGAATATACGACTCAGATTTCCAATTATGATAATCTATCTGCTATCTTCGATGCGATGAAGCGAATTAATACGGTGATGATTGATATGAACCGTGACTTCTGGCAGTATATCTCCATGGAATATTTCAAGCAGAAGATCAAGGCTGGTGAGGTTGGTTCGAGTGCAATGCCGCATAAGGTGAATCCGATTGATTTTGAAAATGCCGAAGGTAATCTGGGCATAGCAAACGCTATCCTTGAACATCTGGCTGTGAAGTTGCCGGTGTCACGTTTGCAGCGCGACTTGACGGATTCTACCGTATTGCGTAATGTGGGCGTTCCGTTCGGACATATCATAATAGCCATTCAGAGTTCATTGAAAGGATTGCGCAAGCTGCTGTTGAACGAAACGGCTATCTATCGTGATTTGGATAACTGTTGGAGTGTTGTGGCCGAGGCCATTCAAACAATCCTGCGCCGTGAGGCATATCCGCATCCTTACGAAGCGCTGAAAGCATTGACACGTACCAATCAGGCTATCACAGAGAATTCTATCAAGGAATTCATAGAAGAATTGAATGTAAGCGAAGATATAAAGAAAGAATTACGTGCAATTACTCCCCATACATATACGGGGCTTTAAGAAGCGACAAGGGAAACTGGAGATTTCAACTTTTTTAATCCGGAATTTGTTATAAGCTAAAATAAAGGTAATTAGAGATAAAGAAAGAATGGCCGTGAGGCCAGTAGGTTTAATTTTATTCGAATAAAACAATGAGTACAGAAAATGAAACTTGGCGTGATGCTTCTTCTTCAGAGGAGAATTCAGGCGCCGGCCGTGATGGTAACCAATTTAACAGAGAGGGAAGCTATAGTCGCCCGTCTTATAACCGTGAAAATGGTGACCGCCCTTATCGTCCGAGATTTAATAGTGAAAATGGCGACCGTCCTCAACGTTCGTACAGCAGTGACCGTCCTTACCGTCAGCGCTTTAATCCGAATGCGGAAAATGGCGACCGTCCTCAGCGTTCCTATAACAACGACCGTTCTTACCGTCCTCGCTATAATGGTGAAAGTGGCGACCGTCCTCAACGCTCTTACGGTAACAATGCCGGCGGTGACCGTCCTTACCGTCCCCGTTATAACAGTGAAGGTGGCGACCGTCCTCAGCGCTCTTACGGCAACAATACCGGCGGTGATCGTCCTTACCGTCCTCGTTATAACAGTGAAGGTGGCGACCGTCCTCAGCGTCCTTACGGTAATAATGCTGGCGGTGATCGTCCTTACCGTCCCCGTTATAACAGTGAAGGTGGCGACCGTCCTCAGCGTCCTTATGGTAACAATGCTGGTGGTGACCGCCCTTTCCGTCCGCGCTATAACTCGAACGGTGACCGTCCTCAACGCCCTTATGGCAACAGAGACAGCTACAGTCGCCCGATTCGCCGTACGGGAGATTACGATCCCAATGCCAAGTACAGTAAGAAGAAACAGATAGAGTATAAAGAACAGTTTGTCGATCCGAACGAACCGATTCGTTTGAATAAGTTTCTGGCTAATGCCGGTGTATGCTCGCGTCGTGAAGCGGATGAGTTTATTACGGCAGGCGTAGTGTCTGTAAACGGAGAAGTGGTTACGGAATTGGGTACTAAGATTAAGCGTGGCGATGAAGTGAAGTTTCACGACCAGACGGTCAGCATCGAACGTAAGATATATGTCCTGTTGAACAAGCCGAAAGATACGGTGACAACTTCCGATGACCCGCAGGCGCGTCGTACTGTAATGGACTTGGTGAAAGGTGCTTGTGACGAACGTATCTATCCGGTAGGTCGTCTGGACCGTAATACTACGGGAGTATTGTTGCTGACGAACGATGGCGACCTGGCTTCCAAGCTGACCCATCCCAAGTATCTGAAAAAGAAAATATATCATGTGCATTTGGATAAGAATCTGACTAAAGCCGATATGGAGCAGATTGCAGCCGGTATTCAGTTGGACGATGGTGAAATCCAGGCAGATGCTATCAGCTATACGGATGATTTCAAAAAAGATGAAGTGGGCATAGAAATCCACTCCGGCAAGAACCGTATCGTGCGTCGTATTTTCGAATCGCTGGGATACAAGGTCGTGAAGCTGGATCGTGTATTCTTTGCCGGCTTAACCAAGAAAGGCTTGCGTCGCGGCGAGTGGCGTTACCTCACGGAACAAGAGGTGAACTTCCTGCGCATGGGCTCTTTCGAATAATATATATAATCAAGTTATAATAACTGTTTTATGGAAAAGATTAGTAGAACAAAGATTGTTGACCTGCTGAAGCGCGAGGATTTTGGCGCTATGGTCAACGTGAAAGGTTGGGTTCGTACCCGCAGAGGTAGTAAGCAAGTTAATTTTATCGCGCTGAACGACGGTTCTACAATAAATAATGTGCAGATTGTGGTGGATTTGGCAAACTTCGATGAGCAGATACTGAAAGAAATTACCACAGGAGCTTGTTTGAGCGTGAACGGTGTGCTGACGGAATCGGTAGGCTCCGGTCAGAAAGCTGAAATCCAGGCACGTGAAATTGAAGTGTTGGGTACTTGCGACAATACGTACCCTTTGCAGAAAAAAGGGCACTCTATGGAGTTCCTTCGCGAGATAGCCCATCTGCGTCCTCGTACGAATACATTCGGTGCTGTGTTCCGTATCCGTCACAATATGGCTATTGCCATTCATGAATTCTTCCATAAGAAAGGGTTCTTCTATTTTCATACGCCTATCATTACGGCTTCCGACTGCGAAGGAGCCGGACAGATGTTTCAGGTTACTACGATGAACCTTTATGATTTGAAGAAAGACGAAAACGGTTCTATTATCTACGATGACGATTTTTTCGGAAAGCAGGCGAGTCTGACGGTTTCCGGTCAGTTGGAAGGTGAACTTGCCGCTACGGCGTTGGGCGCTATCTATACGTTCGGGCCTACGTTCCGTGCGGAAAACTCCAATACCCCCCGTCACTTGGCTGAGTTCTGGATGGTGGAGCCGGAAGTTGCGTTCAATGACATTACCGATAACATGGACTTGGCGGAAGAATTCATCAAGTTCTGCGTACAGTGGGCTTTGGATAACTGCGCCGATGATGTGAAGTTCTTGAATGATATGTTTGACAAGGGTTTGATAGAGCGCTTGCAAGGTGTACTGAAAGAAAACTTCGTTCGTCTGCCTTATACGGAAGGTATCAAGATTCTGGAAGAAGCCGTAGCACAGGGGCATAAGTTTGAATTCCCCGTATACTGGGGGGTCGACCTGGCTTCCGAGCACGAACGCTATTTGGTAGAAGACCACTTCAAGCGTCCGGTTATCCTAACGGATTATCCGAAAGAAATCAAGGCGTTCTATATGAAGCAGAACGACGATGGTAAAACGGTACGTGCTATGGATGTGCTCTTCCCGAAGATTGGCGAGATAATCGGCGGCTCCGAGCGTGAGTCCGATTATGCTAAACTGATGAACCGCATCGAAGAACTTCATATTCCGATGAAAGATATGTGGTGGTATCTTGATACCCGCAAGTTCGGTACGTGCCCGCACTCAGGCTTCGGATTGGGCTTTGAACGTCTGTTGCTGTTTGTAACCGGTATGACTAATATTCGTGACGTGATACCGTTCCCGCGTACTCCGCGCAATGCGGAGTTCTAACCGCCGGAGAACGAAATAAAATATCCTTGATGGATAAGAGGTTGTGTCAAAACGCTGACACAGCCTTTTTTTATGCGCAAAGCCCAGACT